GTAGCTGTCATCAAAGTCTTGGCGCACGATTTCGATCATGCCGCTGTACTGGCCGCTGAGCGGGTCAAAACTAAAACCGGGAATACTGGCCGGGCCATTTAAACTAGACATTAAAAACTCCTTAATAAGCAATGCAACAACGGATAAATACGCCTGCCGCGAGGTTGTGATCTCCGCCACTAGCGGCATTGGTGACGGTGTGATCGTGTAGCCCGTTTTCGGCCACAGAAAGCGCGTGCGTGTGGTTGCCGTTTTCCGCAACCGTAATGGCATGCTTGTGTTCACCGGCCGCCGTCACGCTAATAGCGTGCTGGTGATCGCCATTGGCGGCGACCGTAATGCCATGCACATGCTGGCCGTTGGCGGCAATGGAAATGGGATGGGTGTGTGCCCCGTTTGCGCCAATGCCCACGTTATGCGCGTGTTTCCCGGCCCAACTGGTATAAGGCATTACATTGTCCCAATCGGATCTTCGACTCCCTAAATGATGGGCGGTGGGGGTTTGTCCCCATGGAAAATTCCAGTGACGTTCACCAAAAGGTGCCGTGTGTTGGTGATTTCCTTGCGCATCCGTCCACGCCGAATGCGTATGGCTTCCAGCGCTGCCACTGCTAGCACTATGTGCGTGGCTTCCCGCTGCGTGAACGTCGGCGTGATGGGCGTGTTTACCGGCCACACTGCTGTTAGCGCTGTGGGCGTGATGTCCGGCGGCGCTGCTATGGGCAGCGTGTCCATGATGACCTGCCGTGCTACTGCTGGCACTGTGAACGTGTTTGCCATTGGCGCTAACGGTCGCTTTGTGGCTGTGTTGCTTATTTTCCCCGCTGGTTTTTGTGCCGACTTTCTCCGCTTGGTGGGTATTAATGAGCGAAAAGCCTTCCGGGATATTGGGCAGATGAAAGGTGGAATACCCATCGCCCGCGCCATGCGTGGTGCCAATGGCGGCAAATAACGCCGGGTAGTGGCGACGTAAAACTTGTGAGCCATCACAGGCCAAGGTTCCCGGTGGCGGATTGGGCCCAGCAAACAAAATCATTTGCCCAGGAATATGCACGCTGGCGGGAATAGCCGTCACCCGATGCCACGGTTGTTGATGTTGATCGAGCACGGTTTTTAGCGTTACCGACGTAATCGCGCGTTCGTTATCCACGCCGTTAAGCGCTTCATCAGCGGTTGCCAGTGCGATTACGCCTGGCTGATGCGTTGTTGCCGGTGGATTCATGAAATCGGTAGTGCCGAATTGAATCACTGCCGCGCTGTCCTGCAATAGCCGAATATCTACCGCTAGCAAGACAATGGCTTGCGCCGATTTTTCTAGAATTGGCTCGGGCTGGCTGCACACACCCAGCAGCGTGCCGTTGTCTAAATACAGGGCAAAACTGCGTAACGGGTAGTGATCCTCACTTTCATCGCGCAAGGTCACATGCAGGGTATCAGCAGCCACGGTTTGCCCGGAAAACGTGCTAAGCCGCTTGATTTCATCGGGTAAAACGCTCGTATCGGCATTAGCAACAAAATACGTGCTACTTACGCCAATTTCAGATAGCAAAACGGGGGTGGTGCCGTTGTTTTGCGCATTAATCAGCGCCGCGCGGCCGGCATCGGTCAAGGTGAGCGTTAAATCACTCATGGCGTAGTTTCCTTTAGCATTAAGCGGCGGTACAGAGCGCTGCGCACACCGGTGAGGAGCTGGATGTGCGCCCGTGCTTGCACGCCTTGGGTGAAGGTGAAATGGCTGCGCGCCGGTTTCACCCGTCGTACTGCGGCGATCACTTCATCCACAAAGGCCGCTGACGTGGGCGAGCCGTCTTGGCCGCTCAAGGTCAAGATCAATTCAAAGGTATGCGGCGGGCCGGGTGGGTCGGTTTGCCACCATTCTTGCAAGTGCATCGCGCCGCCAAAACTGGCGATGACCTCACGCATGCTGGCCGCCGTGCCTTTATGCCGGGCCACGCTTAAGGCGCTGCGGATCAATTGCCGTTTGATCGCTTCGGGCCAATTGGCTTCCCAATGATCCACCGATACCGTCCACGCCAGCCAGGGCAACAGCGGCGCAGGGCAGGTATCTGGATTCCATAATGGGGATAAGGGCACCGGTATGTGCTCTAAACGGGCCATCACCTGTTCGGTGGCCCGTTCCAACTTACTGGCATTAGGCGGTAATAAACTAGTCATCGGTACCGGCGTGATTGAGCGTGATATGGGTGCAATAAGCGGCTTGGTGACGCTGAAGCAGTAAGTTGCTCTCCGGCTGGTGCAACAGCACGCGCTGCACGCCTTCGCTATGCAAGGCGGCAAATAAGGCTGAACGGGTCACATCACGGCCTAGCCGATGGTGGGCCGCCACGTAGGCATTTACCCGCTGTTGGGATTGAGCCAAGACGACGCTGGCATCGGGCCCAGCGTAGGTCGTGATACTGGCTTCAATCGTGTAAGAAATAATCTGCGCGCTAGTGACGGTGAGGTAATCGGTCAACGGGCGCACGTGATCGGCATTAAGCGCCGTATTTACAGCCGTTAATAACGCTGCGTTGGCCTGCCCGTCGCCGTGCCGGGAGAGCACATGCACCTGCACGCGCCCCGGGGCCGGGCTGGCCACACTGGCATCCAGCACATCGGCATGTGCGCCCAAAGCGTGATAAATGTACGCGCCTTCGGGGCCTGCGACGGAGAAACTTTCGGGAGCCAAGGTAATCCGGCGGCGAAAATCGGCATCACTTTCATAGCGCGCAGGCTGCTGTTTGGCCGGATCACCGGGATCAAGCAAACGCCGTTTTACGCCTAATAATGCACCTAAATGATCCAAATCTGCGCCCAAAGCGTAAGCCAGCATCACGCTGCGCGCCCGGTCATTAAAGTGCTGGCGCAGCAGCATTTCCCGGTACGCGGCCACTTCCAGCAGCTTGACGATCGGATCAGATTCCAGCCAAGCGGTAAATTCAGGCAAACGCGCCTGTAAATCCGCGCGCATGGCAGCCAACACGGCTTCGTAATCAACCTGCTCGATCACATCAGGCATCGGCAGGCGGGAGAGGTCAACGGCAGTAAAGGTCATGCCACCACGCTAATGACCTAACGCCCTTTCTCGCCAGTGGTTTTGCTTGTACAGCAGCGGGTGTACAGGAAGATGTCAAAAACGGGAGCACCTATGTACAATTTTAAGTACATAGCTAAGGAGATATAGCGTGAATACGATGACCTACAGCGCCGTGCGCGCGCATTTATCCAGCACGATGGATAAAGTGATCCATGATCATGAAGCCGTCATCATTACGCGCAGCAATCGGCCTGCCGTGGTGATGCTTTCATTGGAAGATTATCAAGCCATGGAAGAAACGGCTTACTTGCTGCGTAGCCCGATCAATGCGCAACGTTTATTGTCTTCCATCGCTCAATTAGAGGCGGGGCAGGGTGTGAACAAAACGTTGGCCGAACTGGAAACTTCAGTCGCGTGAACCTGCAATTTTCCGATCATGCCTGGAATGACTACCTGTATTGGCAGCAGGCCGATAAGAAATTGGTTAAACGAATCAATCAATTGATCCAAGAAATCAAGCGCGACCCGTTTAAGGGCATTGGCAAACCGGAACCTTTGCGTCACGCGCTGGCCGGTTACTGGTCGCGCCGCATTGATGATGAGCACCGCTTGGTTTACAAAATCAGCGATAACGTGCTGTTTATTGCTGCTGCGCGTTATCACTATATGGCTTAAGCCCGTTTCAAGCGGTTAATTCTTCAATAAGCAGATTCCGTATCCGTGCCTGAAGTTCTGGGGTAAATCCGAGTAATTCACGGCGCGGGTAGCGTACTTTGGGGCCACGCGGGGCGACGTGATCGCGCTGGCCGTACTGGTGAACGCGGGCAATGCGCGCGGTGCGGCCAGTAAAACCGATGTCGGCCCCGTTTGCGGTGGCTCGAATCCGCAAATGCTTAGCGCGGCGCAGTTTGCCAAACAAGGTTTTACGCCGAATGCGGCCACTGCGCGCCACCGCTCGCGGTTTGCGTGGCGCATACGCGCTGCCGTCAGGGTTTTGTTGAGCGGCGATGCGTTTTTGTTGGTCCCGGCGCACGGCTATCGCCAGTTTTCGCGCCAAACGGCGGCGCGCTGCCGGAGCCAAACGCGCTAACTGGGCTGCTGCCCAGGTGTCTAATGCCTGCGCGGGATCAGAACGGCTCATAAACCGATGATCGACGGTTCGGGATAGTGTTCTATTTGGTAGCGTCCCGGCGCGGTTTCCTGCACGCCAACGCGCTCGGTTAAAGGCACCTGCACCTCCAAATCAACGCGCTGGTGATCGAGAATTTCCGCCTCAAAGCGGATCGATTCTCGCAAATCCGGGTGGTCGAAAAGTTCCCGCTGGTGCTCGCGTAACCAGGCTAATAACGGCACCATCAGCGTATCCGGGCTGCCGCAATAATCGGTGATG